ATTACTTTTGATGCCTCTACAACTGCAATAGATGTTGATGTTCAAGTTTGTTTTATAAACTATGTAAATGTAACATAAAATATTATTTGATATACTCTACTGTTTTATAGAATTCATCAAAAGTATAATTTATTTTTATATTACCATCAAATACTTTGTACTTTTCCATATCACTTAGTATACAGTTATTAAATTTCAAAGCAAAATGTAATTCTTGTGTATTTATATCCTCTAAGGCAATAAATGAGGGCTTTAAATCGTAATACTGATAAGCTACCCAACCTGCATAACTACATCGACTAACACAATTACCCACTTTACTTGCATTTACTTCCTCCGGATTTTCCCAGTCAAAAGCACCCTCAATACCTCTTTTTTTATATTTTAATTTTTAACTATAAACTTAAGTAATAATAAGGATAATAAATATGGCTTTAAATAAAGTAATTAAAACAAATACAGGATATGATGCAGTATATTGGTCAGTAAGTTCTTTCAGTTTAAATAAAGATAGAGATAACGTAAACTTTCAATTAAAAGGCTATAAAGATAATGATGCCTATGCAAATGGATCAGATAGTATAGGTGATGATATAGTAGGTGAGTTTATTTTAGATAAAAATGATCCAGGAATTTCTCCTTATGATAACCTAGCTATATCTTATAATTCAACTAGCCCTGATGTAAAGGTCTTTAAAATTAGTTTACTAAATACGGTTAATGGGAGTACAGATGATACTGTGAATATAAAAGCTTTGATTGATCAAATAGTAAAAGGTTGCTATATAAGTGCTAAGAAATTAGTTAAGTTTAAAGATTCAAAAAATGCTTAATAAAAGGGTGATTTAATATGATATTTCCAGTATACACCGATAAAGGTGGTTATAGAAGATTTGGAACAAAAAGAAGTGGTAAATTATTTGAAGGTGATACTTATCATTTAGGATATGATTTCAATGTACCTAAAGGAACTAAAGTAAGAAGTATAATGAAGGGTCATGTATTATTTGCAGGACAAATGAATGGCTTTGGTAGTTTGTTTCCTAGCACTAAAGGTGGTTGTGTTATAATAAGACATGAATTCAATGATGAAACTTATTATGGTATATATGGTCATTTAGATGATATACAAGTTAGATTAGGTGAATATGTATTAGAAACCGATGTGTTAGGTAAAGTGAATTCATTCACATCTAATGGAGTGGTGCTTACTCATTGTCATTTTGGTTTATTTAAGTGTGATAAAATGCCTACTAATCATTTAGGTTATTGTAAAGAAATAGGTAATGCAATAGATCCTATTAAATTCATTAAAGAAAATGAAGGTATGTGGTTAAAATAAAATGTGGTATATAGAAGGAAGTAATGTTCTAGTAGTAGCTTTTCTTATGGGATATTTAGTTTTAATCAACTATTTTCTTAAAAGAATAAACAATAATCATTTTGGATTAAAGGCCTTGATCATATTTATATTTGCTACATTAGTATTACAGATAGCAAAAACAATCCCACAACATCCAGATCTATCTTATACTATACAAACATATGCTATGCTCACTATTGACATGGGTACAATTTTTCTATTTTTGAAAGAGGTTAAGTATACCTTTAAAAGACAAGATATATTGAGATGCTATATAGAGCTAACAGGGATATCATTACTATTTTTATTTACGACTCTACTCTATAATAACACTTGTTATATTAGACTACACACCGCTTTTATGGCATTATTAGCGATTATAGTTGTTTTATTTAGGTTGTTTAAAGGTAAGAACTTAGGTTATGATATATCATTTATAATTTCCTACATAGGCTATGGTACATTTTGTGCTTTAATGGGCTTTTATGAATTGAAGCTAATAAACTCTTACTTATCTTATTACCTACTAATAATGGTAGGATTTATTTTTCACATTATAGGATTAACAAGGGGACATAATGACACCAAATGATATACAAGAAACAAGTAAGTCCTTGACCGCAGTATTTGAGGCTATAGGCTATTGGGAAGTAATATTATTAGCTTTACTAATTTATGTAGGATTTATGTTGTGGCAATTGTTTAAAAGATATCTAACAAGAAAGGATAGAGAGTTTGCCGACAAGAAAACATTAGATAAAATTAGAATTCAAAAAGATACTATTAAAATAAATGTAGAGCTTACTAAATTATGTTTAAAGTTCGTTTCGTTTCAAACTACTATACTAGAGAAATTAGATACATCAGCTAGTTTATTTACTCATGGTAAATTGACAAGAAAATTTCTAGGATTAGATAGAAGTTTTTACTCTACATCTAAGTTAAGGATATTAAGATTCTATGAGGCTGAAACTAAAGAAAATACATATTCATTAAAGACCGAGATACAAGATGTGCTATATGATAAAGTACTTTCTGAGCTTAGTTTACATACATTTAAAGATGAGACTATACTTAATCAAACTACTAAATTATGTAATGAGCAAATAGATGAATTCTTTATAAAGTTAGCTGAGATAAACAAAGATAAAGTAAAAGAATATATTAATATAGAATTATATAATCTTACGGTAGACTTATCTACTACCATAGATGTAGCATATAGAACTTTAGTACATACGGATGAGCAAATAAAATATTTAATAGGGATAAAATAATGACAAGTATAATGGTAATAGTGGCGGTATTAGTTTTAATAATATCTTATGGTTTTGTAATTTATTTTAATTTAAAAGATAAAGAGAAACACTTAGAAATATCTAGGTTAGATGAGGATTTAATTGTAGAATATGAAGGGTATAAAGATTACCTACATGGTGAACTAAGTAAATATACACGAGTTGATAAAAAAAAGGACACCATAATAGTATGATACCCAACTAATTACTTACGCAAATATCCTACAAACCATACCATCGCACATACCCATCCAAGTAAGCTTGAAATATTCTCGTTTACTATTGCTATTACTATATTAGCTAGTAAGCTTACTCCTGTAATTATATAAAGTATATTCATCATTTTTATCCCCTATAAATATTTACTACCAAACTCCATTGCAACCTTATCTATTGTTTTTAAACAAAGTGTATTAATACGTGGCAATAGTTTTTCTTTATTCTTTTCCTTCTCTAACAACTCACCTAAACTAAATAGTAAATCATCCTTAAATTTATAAATACCTTCAGGACGGTTAATACTTTTAGTAGGTTTAATTTTTTCTTCTACCTCAGCAACAACCACTTTTGGTTTATCCTTTTTAGGTGCTGCATAATTATCATCTAAGTCACTAAACAATTGATTTTCTTCACTCACGGTTAAACCTCTTTATTAATGAATTCACTTAAGCTTAGATCATCAAAGTTACTAATAATATTAGTATTATGTAATTCTACTGTACCACTTGATGTAAGAAACTTCTTATGTGTATCCGTCCAAATAAGTACATCTGAAATCTTAGTATATTTCAGGTTAGTTGAAGCACCAGATAACACTGTGATATGAAGTTGTTTAAGTAATTCTTGTTTAGTAACCTCATTTTCTTTATTCTCATACATTAGTAAAGCATTCTCAGCAGCTTTAATTGATGTTTCTAGTATATTAATTTCTAAATCTTTACTTTTAATTAAATCATTAACCATATCACAGAGGCTTATTATATTATTGACATCATAACATTCGTACATAAAAGAAGGTATACCTAGAACCTTAATTAACTTTTCTTTAATTTCACCATGATATTTAATTGCACTATCCTTACGCTCTACTAAATTCTCATATTCCTCTTTACCTAACCACATCTTTTTTCTCCTCGTATAAATAATCTTCCCATTCTAAATACTCGCTATAAACCGTATAACAAATGTATTCCTTATTCTCCTGCACCTCTTCCTCTAAGTCATAACCATTTACATAAAATAAATAATCCAATAACCTAGACTTAACCTCCTTTTTATCTTTTACTTCATACACCAAAAATTCCATACTACCATCTCTACCTGTCATAGTATCCAATTTGCACCACTTTGATATCTCGTTAATAGTGTGCCTTAGAGGGGCTTTACCTCTAAGTGGTGTAGTTTTATGATTTTGCATCATTCCCTTCACAGTGACCTCCTATATAGCTCTAATGAGCTTTATTTAATCCATTTACTATTATCATGAGAGAACTACTAATGTGTGATCTAATCCCTCTAATTCCTCATCTATAATCTTGCTTATTATATTCCAATCTCCATGAGCTAATCCAGCACCTATTTTTGGATAACCTATTCTTTTATTAGTGAAGTAACTTGATATAAACTTAAAGACTTCTCTTATAGATTCATAACTAGCATTCACTTGACCTCCTCCAAAATCAAATTGAGTATAAGCATTAACTACTGCTAATTCCGTAGTATCATCTAACAGGATAGAAGCATGAGTAAATGAACCCATCTTAGCCACATCACCTTTTTTAGTTTTCTGATCTACTTCATAGGCTTCAGGGAACTCATTTTTTATCTGTTTAGCAATACCTGCTCCCATTGTATTAAAACAATTACATCCATGTATTATTACATCAAACTCACCTTGCTTGGCTAAAGTTATTAAATTACCTTTTACTACTTTCATAATATACTCCCTACTCAAAATCTTTTTTAGTCCATACTTTAGTATTACTTTCTTTAGTTGTACCTACTAAATCCTCGTTACCTTTATAAGCTATGTTATAATCGTAATATTCACCACCTACTAAGTATAAGTTACCATCACTATCTATATGACTGAACTCCGCTGCTATCCATAACTCATCTTCTTGATCTCTAATTAAAACCCTATCCCATGTTTTAAAGGGAAACTCTATTTTAGGCTCATAACCCTCTCTAAACACTAAAGATTCTCTCCAGTTGGTAGGTAATTCTTCAATAAGTCTACCATCTACCCTTAAGCATCCTTCTTGTATTTCCCACCTTCTATCATCAATTAGAGGTTTAACCATATATAAATATATGTCCTCATTTCTATCCATTGCTCCACAGATATACTTCTCGGGGCTTGCTTCTAAAATACTTTTAATTGTTGTTTTCATTTTTGTCTCCTTAATCTATTTATTTATTTATATAAATCATAATTGTATTTACGTTAGTTCCTGACTCTTTAAATTCCTTTTCATTTAATTCTACAATCTCAGCATTATAAGATTCCAATAGTTTAATGAATTCTTTATTTGTTTTTTGTGTATTATTTACACTACCATAACTGGCAATAGCTACTAATTCCCCACCTCCTTCTATAAATTTCAAAGCTTTTGTTATATGCTTAATATCTTGATTCTTAGAAAAAGATGGATTCATTATTACAATATCATAATAATCACGTAGATAAGGTATATCATCTAGGAAGTCAGCTTGGAATATATTTATTTTATTAGTACCTCGTTCTTCCTCATATTGCTTTAAAATTTCTAATTCTTTTATATTCTCATTATGTATCTCTACACAATCTACCACTAAGTTTAAATTAAGAAGATTACTAATTAGATTACCGGTACCTGCTGAAGGTTCTAAAATATAGCTACCTGTATGTAAATTTAAATAAGAATACATTAGTTTTCTTACTTTATCTGGTGTTGGGAAAAATTGTAATTCCTTTTTAAGATCTACATAAACCCCAGTATCTACTAGATTATCAATAGATTCCTTTAAATCTATATCCTTTGTACATATATGTGTCTTGAGTTTTTTATCCCATACAATACCTATATTTTTTAATACTTTGGTCGTATCCAAATATAATTTTCTATCAACTTCTCCCACTAACTCTAATGTATTATCTACTATCATGCACTTGCTTAATACTTCAATTACTTCTGACTTTATTTTCATTACTTACTCCTTAATCTACTTTAATCTTATTTTAACCTAATGTCAAGTATTATTTTAATTAATACATTCCATCAAACAAACCTTTACTTTCATCTTTTAATAATCGCTTTTTACTACCTTTTATAAATGGATTATTATCAAGCCAGTCAATAGTAGGTAATCCATTATATCCTTTTTCCCAATACATGAAACTATAAACCATCATTCCTGTAGAGTGAGTACCATCATCTGAAAAGTTCTCCTCTAATAAAGGGTATCTAGTAAACACATCTACAGTTTTTAATTTATAATTATCCTCTTTATTAAAAATAGTATCATATCGTGCATAACCATGTAAGTAAGACAAGGGTAGTAACATAGTAAAACCTTTATTAGCAACTTCTTTACATTTATACACAAACTCCGTAGCTAACTTATAAGGAGGATTTGTGATTATATAATCTACCTCAATTTTATTCTTTTGATAATGGTTATTAGTTAGTAAAAAGTTCATACTCTCATCATACTCATTTGTAATATAATTGTAAATATCCGATGAGATCAAACCACCTTTAAAATACTCCCTTATTACATCATACATTGCACCCTTACCATAGCAAGGCTCGGCAATAATATCATCAATATTAAAGTTATGACTAAACTTATCTAAAAACAATCTTGTCAAACTTTTAGGTGTGGAGTAAAGATCATTTTTATTTCTATTTTCTGCTTTATTATTAGCTGAGAAATTCTTACCCATTGTGACCCTCGGTATTGTGGTTTACTATTTCTGTGACTATTCTATACTTTAAAGCTACGAAAAAGAGTTTAGCTTCATCATGAAAGTAAGTAACTCCATAAGAAAATTCATCTAAAACAGGAATATAGAATAGTTCACCCTCTTCTAAATAATATAAACTTTCTTTATAGAAACCAAATGATTTAGTATCTGAGAGCTTTTTCCAGTTTACACTATCTGTGATGTGCTTATTAAATATAATGTTAGCTAGCTCAAAACTATATATATCTTTTTCTTCTAATTTAACTTCATAACGATAGGTAGACTCTAAATAGCTTACCCAACCATAACTAGATTTATCTTTAAAGTTTTTTTTAATTATTTTAGAAATCTCAACCAAGTCCCTTAAGTTTAGATGATTACTTACTCCTTTATAGGGTAAAGGGTATAGTTCATCATTGTAATAAAGTAGGTTATCCATAATAATACTATTATTTACTAGTTTTGTAGTACTTACTCTTATACAAACTGCATGGGGTTTTGTCCAATCTAAATCATATAAATACCCATCAATTATTTTGTAATCTATCCATCGCCGTTGCCCTGGTGAGTAGAATCCTAGATTATACCCTTTAGAACTCACAATAAACTCCATTTCATTACGATCCATTATTCGCTTAAACCTTAACATTTGTCCGTCCATTTAATAATCCTTTATGCTACTAAGTAAATTATACCATCCATATAAATTAAATACCTCCTACCGTGTAAGACTTTAGTATAATTAACTTTTACTCTACCTACTTTATGCACTAAATGTAATTGATTGTCAATATGAATTTTACACATATTAATAATATCATCAAATATATATGTAAATCGTTCCTTTTGTACTACTTTAATTAAGTTACTTATTTTTAATTCATAACCTATAGTGGACTCAGGTACTCTACCCTGTGACCAAGCATGATAACCACAATTATAAGACTTAATCGCACCATCCACACACTTAGTTTTATTTAATAAATCCTTAAAATACTTAACTCCAATCTTACCTATGTGATACTGATTGTTAATATTAAACCGTGTATAGAATGAATCATAGAAATAAGTATCCATAAATCTATCCTTCTTTAAATTAGCACTATTTACAGCCATAATACCATGATCTATTGTACCATTTTTATTAGGCACTATTGATCTCATGAATCTAAAATTACCTGTCTCAGTGTGTGCTATAGAATAGATATACTCAATAGGAACATCCTCTACAATAGCATTATCAATTATCACATGACGGTACAAACTATTAGGTAATCTATCCATCCAAAAATTTAATTCCTTTTTATATTCACTAAATGAATACTCGGAGTTAGGCTCAATTATATTTTTATATCTGTTATTTAGCCAGGTTATCTTACCATACATTGAAAAGTGACAGGCTATTAAACCCATCACTACTATTTTTAATTTAAAACTTTTACACATTTCTTTTAATCCTTATTACTTTTAACTACATTCTTTTAAACATGAAAGTTAGATCATCTTCACCTATTTCTTTTAGTAATTTCTTAGCTAACTTAATCCTTGATGCACAACGTACTTTATAACTACAATCATATAAGTCAGTAGGGACACAACTTAATTGGTTATCCTCATCCTTATAATAACCATGTAAAGCACAACTATCCTCACAGCAAGTATACCTTTTCATGTGTTTACAACACCCCTTCTTTTTAAGTAAGTACTTTAAATTATCTACTAAAAACTTATCCATAATTAACTCCTGAATACTACTATACTACATTACTTTCTAAATGTCAACTTATTTCCTTACTTTTACTAATTATTTTTAGGTAAGTCGAGAACCCCTGTCCAATCAGGCTTTAAAAATGTAACCAAAGACACTCTAATGTCATCATACACCACCCTAACTTTATTACCATTGAGACTCACATCAAATATATAAACCCTATTAGATTGTTTGCTAATTAAGTCAGCATTCCTAGTTAATATTTGATCTATAATATCCGAGTATATCTCATTAGTTAATTTAAAACCATATCTATCTTTACACTTACGTCTTGCATGGAATAGCTGTGATGTCTTTTTTGTCATTTTACGTCGACTACCTCTGCTCATAACTACCGCCTTTATTAAAATCCTTTGTAACATCATGTACTATATAAAATCTACCAAATATCTTAGTTGCCGAGAATATCTTTTTATCCTTAATAACCGTAGTAAATTTAGATTCATCAATAGTATCATCTATGTTAAATAACTTTAAATATCCAAATCTATTAAATAATATCTTAATAGTTTCATTAGTAGACTCTTGTAAGTCAGATATAGATTTAACCTTATCATCTATACTCATTAAGTAATTAGGAACAGTATCACCTAGAACTAAATTAACATCTTGTTTGAATTCACAATCTTTTTGAGCACACCTCCATGAATAAGGTAATACTAAAGTTTCTTCTTCATCTTCTTCTATATCTTGTAGGTTATCATATAGAGGAAGTGAAATCCCTTCAAATACAACTTGCTCTGGATAGAATGATTCTTTACCACACTTAGGACAAATTACACCATATACTTTATTGTCTCTATAATACATTATTTACTACTCCCAAATACATTTAAAATATCCTGTTTACTCATGACTTTATTATCAAAAGCTGTATTATTTAATTTTTCTTTATCTTGTAACATAGCATGCTGCTTAACCTCTAATGAATTATCAAGTATTAATAAATTAGTTATTACATTATTAGTTTGCCCTATTCTATGGTTACGTTTTATTGATTGTAAGTAAGTCTCTAAACTATAGTTACGGTCAAAATAAATAACACGGTCACATTCATTCAAAGTTATTCCAGTACTTAGTGATAGAGATGAGGCAATAAGTATTCTACTACTTTCATCTTTTTTAAATTCATCAACTAATTTAGCTTTAAATAAACTTCTATCTAATCCTTGAGTATCAGTTTGACCATGTATAGCAAAGGGATTGTGTTTTTTTAAATGCTCTTGTAAAGCATCTATTGTTTTAGGATGACTAGACCATATAATAATTCTATGTCCTTCCTCTATATAAGTATCAACTAATCCATCTAATACTTCTATTTTACAATTATCTTTGAATTTCCATTTATTAACTAGATCAAATAATTCAGGACTTCTATCTATATCTATCTTCCCTTTTAATATACATGGCTCATGTAAAGCTAAAGTCATATAAGGAAACTTTTGTACTACATCTTTAGACTCTAATACACCTTTTGTTTCCTTAATTATACCTAGTTCTTGCTGTACTAATAGTTGATAAATTCTCAATTGTTTACCGCTTAAATTGCAATAATTTTCTTTTATAAGTAATTCAGGTAGGTCAAGTACATCCTTAGAAAATAACCTACTAACATAAGGTGATAAGCTATTAAGAAATAATTTAACTTTATCTTCATAATAATAATTTATAGCATACTTACTAAAACGATTCCCTATATTAGCAACTGTTTTAATCCATTGTTGATAGCTCACAGGTATAATAGTTTCATCTAATATTTGTAATTGAGAATAATAATCCCCCACACCTTGAGGGGCTGGAGTGCCTGTTAATAAGTATCTATGTGTGAAATAATCTAATTGCATCTTAAGTAGTTTATATGTCTTAGTTTTAGTAGATTTAACTTTATGTGATTCATCTAATACTAGCATCTTATTTACATTATTATACCATTCATTTAGTCTTATATCCACAGATCTATAATTACTAGAATATTTCTTTTTAGTTAGTTTAATATCCTGCTTTTTATAAGTATCTGAAATAGTAATTAATGTACGATAGGTCATTATAACTATTTTTTTATCAGATTCAAAGGGCTTTCTATTATCTTTATCAGCTATATAAATATCATCCTCCGTAATACCTACACTACCAAACTTTAATAATTCATGTCTCCAGGTATATAATACTTCAGGAACACATATAATTAATACAGCACCTACTTTACTTTTATTCATTAGTTGGTTTATAGTATTTACAATTAAAAAGGTTTTACCTAGCCCCATGTCCCACATAAAATATCTACCATTAGATTGTATACTATCTCTAATTCCCTCATATTGATAATTCTCATAAGGAGGTTTCCCTTTCATTGGAGGATATACAAATAAGCTTTCATCTACTTTAAACCTCACTTTTTTAATACGTGGGATAGGCTTACAATCCTTTAGCAACTGCTCTCTAGTAGTAGGTAATTTAACCTCTTCCATTTCCTCAAATTCACTTAAGTAATTATAAATAGTAAACTTATCCGCAATCCATTGTTTATTATCAGGATCATATTTCATACCACTCTCTTTACATAGATTGAGAATATCATCAAAATTATCATCAGTATAAAACTTTACTGAGTAGCTATCATTATTTAGTTGCTTGATTGTTACCATTTACCCAAAGCTCCTTTTTAATATCTCTCTAATGTAGGCTGAGAAAATGGGTCTAATGGATCAATAACACCATTATCTTTTTTAATTAGATTAGTGTAACCCTCACCCATAAATTCATTTAAATCAAAACCAAGTACATTTAATAATTGTTTATACTTAGTAGTATGACTATAACATACATTCGTACCATTGTCAATATTTTCCTTAGATACATCTATAAAGTCTACCAACTGATGGTTTAATCTCAATCTACTTGCCTGTTCATTAATTATTTTTTTCCATTTATCAGTTAAGTAGCCAAGGTTTTGGTAATTAGCAAGAAAGTCATAAACATCTTTGAATTCATTTACAATCCTTAATACTTTATCCTCACGAATTCTAGGTATACCGGCAGGGATATTATCAGAGCTATCACCACGAATAGATTTATATAAAGCAACACTTTTACCTTCAACTTTAAATCCATAATGATCTTCAAAATCTTTAGGTGTCCATATCCTTTTCTTAGCTAACCAAAAAGTATTATTATTTATAACCCTAGCCCAATCCATATCCTCACTCACAATTAGTTTACGTCCATGAGGATCAATTGAATTCACTTCTTCTAATACAGGCTTTACTAAGTCATCAGCTTCATATCCTGTAACACGTATACTAACACAATTATCTTGTCTACATTCTAGCATTAACTTAAGTAAATCTAATCCCTTATAAAAAGCAGGTTCACGAAGCGACCTATTCAACTTATACTCAGGATCTATATATTTACGCTCCATATAGTGTGTATCCATTTGGTCTCTAAGCTTATCTTTAGATGTATTGTTATCATATAAATAATAAAGTATAGCATTAGTACCTTTATAATTCCTCTCAATAGCTTCAATAGATTTTAAAGTACCATAAATACCACCCACCATAATCTCTTTACCATAAACCTTGTGAGTCATATCTTTATATACATTATAATTACGGTGGTAAATGTTAGACATATCAATTAATATTTTAGTAAAATTCATTATTACTCCCTTACATAAAAATTAAGGTGGCTATTATACCACCCTATTACTTAACTTAAATAAACCTAGTCATTGATTGTCAAAACATTATCAGCATGCACAACCGCTAGATTCTTATCACCATCCGTAGTCCAATGTTTAGTAGCTCTAGTCATCCACACTACAGTGTCCCCGACCTTAACCTCTTTAACTAAAGCACCGATAGCAACGATTTTACCCTCCGTTGTTTCACCATTTCCTGCATCCAAAATCAAACCTGTTTCAGATGTCTTTTGCTCCTCAACGACATCAATTAGCATCATCTCTTTAGTAACTCTTTTACCCATAAATGAGTCCTCCTTTATTTTATTTTCTTTATTAATTAGATCTCTAATACAGCTACCAACCGTAAGCATTATAAGAATAGCTACAACTAGTAAAGCTATAGATTGCTTAAGTGGAAAATCTATCATAATTCACTCCTTTTTAGTTAAACCTAATTAAGTATAGGCTTTTAATAATAAGTTGTCAAGTTAAATTATTTATTCTATAAGTTTATTTTGCTGTTTAATCAATTCTGCTTTTTTTAATAGCATTTTATCTTTATCATATTTGTACCAATTAAATGTTTCAGTATCAAATAAATAATATAATCTAGCTAATGGCCCTTGAGTCTGTTTTGCTATACTTATCTCCGCTATATCATCCATTGTTTTTGTCATATCATCATCAGGAAAATACCTAGTCATAAAATGCTTCTTCCTATAAAGTAATAGGATAGTTCTAGCTCTTTGCTCAAAAGCACTCCCCGAAAAAATACTAGAAATCTTTGGACGTAAGAATTTATCAATATCACTAGGTTCTGCTATATTACTATTAGCTTCAGCACTTCTATTTAATTGTACCAAACCTACTACATGACTATTAGTTCGTCTTACTATCCTATGTAGCTCATCAATACATTCTATTTGACCTAAAGGGCTAGTTTGCCAACTTCCAAGCAAGGGTAATAAATCTATAATTATTACTAAGTGATCAACACCCATCTTTTTTTTGGTATTCTCTATTATATCCTCTAACTCATATAAATCAATAGACTCTTCAAAGCTTAACATAGCTCTTTTATTTTTACTCATTCTTAATTTTTCATTTTCTATTCTATCCGCTATATGCTCATTATCAAAATTATCTGAGGTGAAATTTAAAACATCACTACTTAGCTTTTGTCTCATTTGTAATATTCTAGTAGCTTGTGTTTCTAAGTTAAGCTCTAAGTTCATATATAAAACAGGTATACTTTTATTAGCCATTTTCTCAAATAGATGTAGAGCATAAGCCGATTTACCAGAACCACTTTGACCACCTACAATTGTAATATTTTGCATTTGGAACTTAAACGTCAAATTCTGATCTAAATAGGGATCTCCTGTGGATATTGACTCTGTACCATCTAGTCTTTCCTCTATTATATCTTGATACTTCTCATACATCTCAGGCATTGTATAAATCTTTTTAGTATCACCCTCTATCACCCTAATATTTTTATCTAATTCATCTCTAAGTAATTTAGTTTCTTTTAAACTTAAGCTATTTTTACCCTCACCTATACGGAATAATTTCTCATTTAATACACGTATATTATCTAAGGCTTTCATTTTTCTAAGTTCATCGAGGTAGATGTCAAATGAATCTACATTAGTTTCTAATCCTCTAAGCATTTCCAGCGTAGGTATATCTATTACATCGTTGTTTGCAAATATAACAATATTAGTGTTAGAATATTCTAGCTCTTTATCCTTGCTTTCCATTGTAGTAAATGCTTTGTATAGTAACTGTCCTATCTCGGATAAGAAGTGGTTTGCATCTAATTTAATTATGTGACTTTTATCTTTCAAACAAATAGCTAGTATTTGCTTTTCTGTAGTAGTGATTGCTTTTGTTCCCATTTTATACCTTTGATTTAATATATCTTAGTGTATCTTATTTACTTCTATTTGTCAAGTAATTTTATATAGAATTCACACTCCACTTTAAATGTATAAGCTAGAGTGAATGGAGGGGAGGTAAACGTATAAGTTCGTTCACCTATACTATTGTTTTTATTACACCTTGCACAAGTATGTTTTAGTTTACAATCATTACCATAGCAGAGGGTTTTATCTAGGTTATTATTCATTATTTGTGCCTTTCCATGTATCTATTATAAAAGATATAAATGATATAAACATAGCTCCTAAAGAGTATAATGTACCTGCTATCAAAAGAATGTATGGTACTAATATAAATAGAATAGCAAATCTTTTTAAAAACATATTATTGGTATTATCTACTATCATCATTAATATCGTAAGATTAAACAAGAATCCCATGAAATATACTGTAAGTATAAACCATATAAACATATTAAACACCTCCTTTAAATAGAAACCTTAACCTTTGTTTAATTGTCGGCTTTATATAAGTAAAGGATTGCATTTCTATAGCACCTATTCCTTTAGAACAAATTGCACTACCATCTAAAAGATTTACTTCTACCTTTAAATTATCTTTAAATTGTATACTTACATTAGTTATCATTGTTTATTTCTTCCTATTTAATGCTTTACAAGTTTCTTCATGCATCTTCATGAAGTCATCATTAGTTTTACACCACTTACCATTTATACGTACTCTTAATGAGGGTTTACGCTTAGTCATTAGTGTTATGAATCTTTTAATTAATCCCATAAGCTCTCCAAATTAAAATCTTTACTTAATGCTTCATAATTATCTTCAAATATTAAAGTATCATCAAGCTCTCTTCTAATTAAATCTTGTATAGTACCACCAAACTTATTAAAAAACGCTTCACAACCTATATCCGAGTTACTAATAAATATAGTACTTTTACCTACCAACTCTAAACGTTTCTTTAAAAAAGTAGTTAGAAAACTTAATTGATATCCTGATTGATAAATAGTACACTTCTCCGCATCGGCTTCATCTATAACTAAGAAATCACAATTAAGTACTTCTAATTCATCAATGTCCTTATCCTCATCTCTCAACTTAACTAGTTGCTTGATAATGTCATCAAGCAAATTATAATGAGCCGTCTTACCTCTTCTCAATAATTCCTTAACAAGCCACCTAGCTAAACTAGATTTCTGTGTTCCATATAAACCCTTTAAATATAAGTGCTTGTTTTTAAACTTCTCATCAAACTCATTTACAAACTTTTTTAGCTTAGGTATGTTACCTTGAGCATCTAAACCCACATAGTCACTTATACTGTACGACCACGACTTCTTAGGTATGTTTGCTACAATGTACTTGCTTTCTAATTCTAGTTCGTGGTGGTGCGTTAAACGGCAAATGCAAGGAGTTATAGAATCTATCCCATCATCATATGTTTTGATATAACCATTATTACAATCACCTTTATTACAAGGTATAAAATTACTCATCCATATCACTCCTTACCTTTACAATAAAATAAATATTAAATAATGTCAAGTACTATTTTAATCATTACTATATTCTAAATGCAAGTTCTGTGCTATTAATTTCATTTGATAAGTCTCAACATCGGTAGTATCCCCATCCTCTAGCTGACCAACACATCTTTTAAGGTGATCATCCGAGCTAAACACTAAACTAACATCGGCTTGCTTAAGGAATTTACCATCTTTTTTAATTGTTTTATCACCATTGAATTCCAATCCCAAAGTACCTATCAATGGAATGTTTGTAACACTTGTAGATTTATCATGATAATTACAAAGCACCTCATTCAATAATAATCTAAATATTTTCTTTATCTGTACGTTAGGTACTCCAGATCTAATTTCTAAATCACTTATAATTCTCTCAGACTCTTTACTAAATAACATATTCAATCCTTATTTTCATTAGAAGCATTACCTTCTTTATTTAAATTCACTAGACTCATTAATTCACTATATTCATTCAAAGCTCTTTCTTCACTTTTAAATACTTGAGTAATTACTTTACTATTAACCTCACTATGAATAACCGTAAACACAAATGAGGCTGTATCACACAACCTCACCGTATCAAAAAGAGCATCTTCTATATTGCTAATGAATGATCTATCCGTACCATCAAAGGTCTCATAATACATATCATTTACAATCAAAATATTACCCCTCTAAAACCGTCTTATAAACACCTGGTGCAACTTCTCTCAACTTAACACCTTTCATCTTACTAAGCTCATCTTTTTTAAAAGCTTCAAACTCTTCTAATGTAATAACCTTTTCATTTAATGTAATTTTATCACTCATCTACTTATCCTCTTCTAACTTAATCATGTTAGGATTATCTTTTTTATCCGTTTCAATAGTAGTAGCATATTTAGCATTGATAGCCGTGTTCAACTCTTGCTTAAACAAATTAATAAATGCTTCACTATACTTAGCCGGGATTTCATACAAAGAAGTCACAATATCATTAATCCTTTGCCCCGTAAAAGTCACCTGTACCTCGTTTAAATTAACCTTAAGTTCGTTTTGTGCCATAAGCTGTAATCTCCTTTTTTATTTTAATTTCTTTTCTCTATTAGTTACAAATACATTAGAGTTCTCTTTAATTATGAATGTGTTAGAGTTATTTTTAATTACACTATCGACAATACCTTTAGCATAATTTGCAGTTCCATGTCTGCTAAATACCCTTAAACTAGCATCATTAAACCAATCTTTACTTTTAAAAGAGTATTCACTATTATACTGAGTCAAAGCTATAGCTGTTATTATATTTGTACTCATCATACTAGCTTTATCCGAAAAAGTAGATACTTTAAGATTGTTAGCAAATTCTAATTCCTTGTTTTCTACAGTATAATAGAGTACACATCTACCTTCAACTCTTGCTCTATTTTGTTTTTTTCTCAAAACTCTAATACTTTTAACTTGCTTAAAAATACCACCCTTACCCATAATATTTAGAAAAGGGGATATGTTTAGATTAAATGCAGTAATATCATTTATTTTAGGCTCAGAATATAAAGCTACCACTGAAGATAGACTTCCTCCAGCTGTATGTTCTCTAGTATTTAAATATAAATAAATATTATACAAAGCACACACTATACTACTTAATGTTTTTCCTGTACCTAATCCATTATTATTTAACCATGTGCTTTCACCTGACTTATAAAAAGCAATAATATCTTGCTTAACCTCAGGGTATAAACTTACCAATAAAGTACCTAAGTATTCTTCAGTTAAGAACTCCTCAATACTAGCAGGCTTATTCCAAAAGTAAATTTTCCATAAATCTTCTTTTACCTCATCACTAAACTTTTTAATTCCCATAGATGCATTAGCCACCTTTTCCATTTCATTATATAACACTAAACACTCCTTATATCAATTTAACCCTAATATTTAAGGTTTACTAGATACTATATCATAGTTAAGGAAGGTTGTCAAGTGTTATTTTTTGTTACTCTATATACTATAAGTGAATTATTAAGTTTAAGAAGAGGAATTAAAAGTAAGTTTATTTAACCCATTCCTTTAACCCATATTTAGATTTAATATTGTCAAGTAGCTCAACTTTCTTTTGCTCAGTAGATTGCGTGTGTACCACTTCCTTCCATTGATAACGTGGGATACCTTTATAGGTAGATGCTAACATATAAACACATTGAGATAAGGTATCACTTAAGTCTTTTGCATTTTGCCCTCTTAGGTCAGTCTGCCAATCTACACCATGCACTATTTCATTTACTAGAGCACCTTTGGAGTGGTCTATCTTTTTATTACCTGAATCTTTTGTTATCTCTTGTATGGACTTAAGATTATTTTTTAAGAAGATAGAATATCCACATTTAATTTTCTTATTTTGCATCCATGAAACCATAGTATAATAGACGTTTTTATCTAAGTCAGCCTTAGACCTAGTTATTTTCATTTCTAATTCTCTTTCTATTTTTGTTTTCATTGCCGAACTTTGGTAACCATCGAAACTTATAGCGGCAAACTTTATATTACCTATTTTAGCTAAGTCTAATATAAACTCACCTGATGCTTCTATACTTATTCTAACTTTTCCTGCCTTTATAGGTATATTAAAATCTTGTACCACCACTGTTTCCCCTCTACTATCTAATTCAGGATGGTAGCAACCAATACTAGTAATATCTTTAGTTTCACTTAAATCTACAGCTAAATATCTTTTTTCGTTTGGTGCTTTATGAAATTCAAAATGCCCAGGTGAAGTTTCAATAAAATACTTCCTATATATTTGATTCCATATTTGTCTTTTAGGATCTTTATCAGCAGGAGCTTCTATTGCATCATATTCATTAGGCAAGTGTTTATAAAACATGTTATCTATCAATTTAAAATCAGTAATTAACTTATCCTCTGATCCTGCCGGCACTGCTGCAAAATCCTTTAACGATTTGACTAAAGTTGTTTCAGTAAAAAACTTCTTTATATCAATAGGCACATCTACTATATCATCAGATCTATATTCACCTATTTCATTTAAGGTTAATAATTTAGGAGGTTTACCTGATGTTCCTTTAAATACAGGAAAGGTTTCTTTTGTTTTCTCCCATATTGGGTATTTATCAGAGAATAAATCCCATTGCCGCTTGTTTGTAATATAGTTCTGGGGGTCTTGTGCAGCTAGCCCACTAAATATATATTTATCAATAGGGGATTTTTCACTATCATAGGGACTCGAATCTATTATGCTTCTAGCCCAATAATTATTATCAAATCTACTATATATTCTACTCTCTAAATCTGTTCTAAATCTCTCAATAGCATCAGGAGAAATGCCCCGTTCTAAAAACCAACTAAGCTCCGATAATGCACCACAAATTATGGATAATCCCAATAGGTTACTAAAATCACTGACTAGTAGTACATGAAGATCATTTGAAAGCTCCATTTTACCTTTAAGTCTACTTGCACTTGTCCACACTATCTTATTACTACCCGATTTATATTCATCATCTTGTGTAGGGCTAATTCTTTCACTCATCCTAACATTTCTAAACTTAGGAGAGCTTTTTACAATATTATATAATGGTCCTAACAATAATTGCGTTGCTTTATCTTGGGTAAAGCTACCTAATACAGCTACGATAGATGAAGCAGTATTAACTCTAAATACTTTTTTAGGGTTTCTCATAATAGCTAGATTTGTTAGTATATAGAGTATAGAAATTGAAGTTTGAAAACTCTTACCAGCTCCTATACAGCTAGCCATGAAATGTTTCCTATATGCTTTTGTAGGATCAAAAAACTCAATCAATTCCTCTCTTACATGAGGATATATATTATCACTTACACTACCTAACCATGTAGACGTTAAAAAATCAGAAATATCTTTAGGTGGTTTTTGTTTATATATAACTCTCCATGTATTATTTAATATATAAGTTTTAGACTCACTGGTTAATAAAGGGTTGTTTATAATCGCATTTATACTAGTATATAACTCAGATTTTTCTAAAATTTTAAAATCTTCTCTATTCGCCGTAGTTTCGTCTCCAGCTATTACATCTACTATTAGGGCTTTCTTCTGTTCATTATCATTATTTATTTTATAATCCATAATATTATAGTTAAATTAAGTGATTATGTTATTTTTCTTCAAAATACTCTCAATATCATCTATCTCATTATATTTTATCTCAAGTAGTTTGATGCCATTATCTATACAATATAATTTTTTAATTAAGTCATACCTAGTTCTTTTAAAGAAGTCCTTAAATGTTTTATAAAAGTGTGTTTTATAAAAGTGTGTTCTATAAAAGTAGTGCTGTAAACCCTGAGCTTCTATAAGTATATTCATCTCAGGTATAAAGAAATCAAAAGGTAAAGGTAAATGCTCTCCTCTACAATCAGAAAAATAATGTTGAGTTTCATGGCTTATGTTGTACTTATTTAATAGTTAAATATAATTTACACCACATTAACCTATTATTCAAGTATTTGTGGTGTAAAGTTTCATTCTATTGTGGGTGGTCTAATACACCTAGTGCTGGCTCTTTATAGTTCATAATACACCCTCACCATTACAATCATCACAAATATAATCAATATACCCTGTGTTATTACACCTATCACAATCCACATTAGTACCTTTACGACTTCCATCCTTATTACATTTCCAACAATAATCTTCAATAATACCAGTTCCGCTACAAGTAGCACACTCCACTTTTGTATACTTATTAACCAATACCTCTTGCACTAAACTTAAAGCAGCTTCTGAACTATTAAAACCATCCATCTTTTTAAAATCACTTTTAATTTCACTAATACACTTTAATATATCAAATAATTCTACTTTCATCACTCACCCTCCTTATAATAAATAAACTTTAAATTTTCATTAAAATAATAATTCCTTAATGTTTCAGGGTTATCTAGTATATCATCTAATTGACTAGGATAACTTAAACCTGTCATTTTTCTAAACTCTGCATAATACTTTGTATGTAATTCAGTCTGCTTTTGATGATATTTAAGCATATGTGTTATAGAGCTATAATAGAAAATAGTATCATCTTGAGTCAACTCTATTATATCATCTAACTCTTCTACATTATATCCACAAAAAGCATTATCATTCCACCAAGCAACAATTCTTTTTTCTAGTTCTCTACTCATTCTAAACTCCTTACATTAAGGTATACACTATTTACTCTATCTTGTCAACTTATTTCTTAACTTATTTTTATTATATATTTTAACTATATACTTAGATAGAAATAAAGTAATTTAGGAGATATAAATTGGGATTTAATAGTATATGGAGCGCTTTTACAGGCTTCAATGATAAAGATGCGGTACATACTAACGAGCAAAATGAATTCTTTGGGTTGGAGGAAAAGCCTGTACCTGATGATGCTGATCATCTAATTATAGAAGATTCTGCGGATAATAATAAAAAAAGAAAAGTTAGAGTAGATTCTATTTCGGCTGGAGCTGGTGGTGTAGATACTTATACAGTGAAGGTTTCCTCTGCCGATACAACACCTAACTTCTTAACTGATAAAGTTTACGCAGATGTTGGTACTAACTTAGTTGATCCTATTGAGACTTATATTATAAATAATGGTGCTGATGAAGATTTTGGGATTCAATTTGATGAGACTAAAATAAATCACAATAATTTAAGTAGTTTAGCAGTAGGTGATGTACATACACAGTATGCTTATCTAGCTGGTAGAACAGGCGGTCAAACTATTATAGGTGGTGATGCATCAGGAAACAACTTAGTTTTAAGATCAACACCAGATGCAACAAAGGGACAAGTTTATATTGACGAAACAACCACGTCAACCACAACTACAACAGGTGCTTTTAGAGTGGCTGGTGGTGTTGGTATCGTTGAAAATCTTAATGTGGGTGGGAATTTAGCTATAACAGGAGGATTGACAGCAGGTGCAGACTCCATAATAAATGGTATAACGGTAGGTATAGGTGCTGGAAATATTACATCTAACACAGCAAATGGATTCCAATCTTTATACAACAACACAACAGGAAATAACAACACAGCCAACGGATACAAATCTCTACGTTCAAACACAACAGGTTATAACAATACAGCTAACGGATACATTTCTCTATATTCAAACACAACAGGAAGTAGCAACACAGCCAACGGATACCAATCTCTATTTTCAAACACTACAGGAAGTAGCAACACAGCCAACGGATACCAATCTCTATTTTCAAACACTACAGGAAGTAGCAACACAGCCAACGGATACCAATCTCTATTTTTAAATACAGAAGGAAGTTACAACACAGCTAACGGAATGTACTCTCTATATGCAAACACTACAGGAGATAACAACACAGCCAACGGAATGTACTCTCTACGTTCAAACACAACAGGAACTCAAAACACAGCCAACGGATACAAATCTCTATATTCAAACACAACAGGAAATAACAACACAGCTAACGGATATAATTCTCTATATGCAAACACAACAGGAAGTAGTAATATAGCTAACGGATATAATTCTCTATTTTCAAACACTACAGGAATTCAAAACACAGCTAACGGATATAATTCTCTATTTTTAAATACAGAAGGAAGTCACAACACAGCTAACGGATATCAATCTCTATATGCAAACACAACAGGAAATTACAATACAGCTAACGGATATAATTCTCTATATTCAAACACAACAGGAACTCTAAACACAGCTAACGGATATCAAGCTTTATATTCAAACACAACAGGATATAACAACACAGCTAACGGATACGCTTCTCTATACTCCAACACAGCAGGAGACCGTAACACAGCTAACGGATATCAATCTCTATATGCAAACACAACAGGAAGGTTTAACACAGCCAACGGATACCTTTCTCTATATTCAAACACAACAGGAACTAAAAACACAGCCAACGGATACCAATCTCTATTTTTAAATACAGAAGGAAGTTACAACACAGCTAACGGAATGTACTCTCTATATTCAAACACAACAGGAACTCAAAACACAGCTAACGGAATGTACTCTCTACGTTCAAACACAACAGGAAATTACAATACAGCTAACGGATACGCTTCTCTATATTCAAACACAACAGGAAGTTACAACACAGTTAACGGATACCAATCTCTATATTCAAACACAACAGGAATTCAAAACACAGCTAACGGATACGAAGCAGGTAGATACATCACAGGTGGCTCAACTGCAAATCAAACTTCTTTAAACTCTGTTTACTTAGGAGCAGAAACAAAAGCCAAGGCAGATGGAGATG